CACCCTGACAGTCGAAACCGATAAGTACCAAGCAACCGTTGGTTCATCAGGTGATGATGAAGAAGTCGCACAGTTGATTGAAGCCTATATTGTGAAGAAGAATGGTGTATAATAAAGGCCCATCGTAACAAGTGCTATGTCAAAAAAAACCATCACAAATACAGTTGAAGACCAACCAACGATTGCATGGGCGACCATCAAGGGCTTCACCTTCAACAACCTGAAATCAGAAAAGGGCCGTGAAGTGGCCAAGCTGAAACTGTCTATACTAGAAAACGGCTTCACAGTTCCCTTCATTCTTTGGCGAAACAAAAAAGAAACATACGTGGTCGATGGTACTGGCCGAAAGCTGGCACTTGAATTGCTAGAATACGAAGGCCACGCCATTGAAGATTTGCCAGTCATTTACGTGAAGGCAAAGAACCTGACTGAAGCCAAGAAGAAAGTGTTGGCCGTGTCATCTTCATACGGTGAAGTCGATGCCGAATCATGGCGCAACTTCACCAGTGACCTTGACCTTGATGATATTGATTTGGCATTCGTAGAACTTGATGGCTTCGACCCTGATTCAATCTTGAAAGAACTTGATGAATCAGATAACAAGAAACCGAAGAAAGGCAAAACACAGTTCATCAAGACGTGCCCGCACTGTGGTGAAGACATATCGTAGAAATGAGGGTTTGCCCATGAGGGCAACGCAAGCATCAACGTTGATGGCCCAATCAGGGACAGACTTGGCTTCGATTCAAGTATTCCTTTGTTCAATTTCTGGTAGAAACCGCATCGCATTCTGAAAAGTGATGCACCACGTATCTGCAAAAGCATCTACACCATCACCGTACCAAGCGTTCTTGAACACACCAGTTCACGCCTAAACGGTTGCCCCTGATTCAGTGCTTGTGATGAATCAACGGGTATCATATTCACAAGCTGGTGGAGATTGCCCGCCCCATGAATAAAAACATGCGGGCAAACCCGTGGGGGTGGAAGCCCACACACAGTGCCTTGTGCATTGGCTTGTCCTGACAGTGACCCACAAACTGTATACGCCCGATAAACTTTGAACGAAGACACTTGAAGACGGGGGTTCAATACCCCCCTGTTCCACAGTGCCAAGTAGGTTGTATATAACCAAACGGTTCGCCAGCTGAAATGCTGGCAATGCAGACTTTGACCAGCGGTAGGTCGGTTGGCTCATAACCAACAGGCGGTGGTTCGATTCCATCAGTCTGCACATGAAACTTGACCCAAAAGATTTGAAAATGTTTGAATACCTACTTTGGCGGGCAAAGGATTATTCGAACGAACCCAAAATCAAGTGGTTCACCAAAGACATCGAACTTCTTGAAGCTGAACGCATGATTGCAGTATGCAAAACCGAAATGAAAGAAGCCGTCACGATTCATGAAAGTAGTGGCCCGCCAAGCACTTGCGTATCTTGTGAAGGGTAGCGACATGATATAATGAAACCAGTTGTACATTGAAACCTTGCTGTACAGAATCAAGCAATGAATCTTTTTTTACGTGAAGCTACATACCGCACTAGCCATGCAATGATTTACCAGTTTCTACACACCAGACAACGTGGGCATTGTTATACCCCACAGTCGTTCATTGTTTGATTCTATACAGCAACCTACCCAACAAAAGGAAAAGGCCATGTCACATGAAAAAGAAACACACGTTGATTCGCCCCGTGAACCACATCTACCGTTTGATGAAAAGTTCACGGAATCAGAACAGTTCGTGCTTGACCACGAACCACCACGCACAGGGCAATGCCCACATCACAAAATCTTTGTCTACGGTTGCAATTATTGCGACCCACACTGAAAGGGGGTGATTCAATCTTGACAGTCGGGAATAGACCGACACAGCCCCGCATCAACATTGCGGGGCTTTCTTACTGCAAGAATCTGATACAATGTAGGGTGTACATGACTTTACTGAATAACAGTGAAGAACAGTGAACTACTTATGGCGAACCCAAACCCAACAGCATCATGGTCAAAAGGCCAATCAGGAAATCCCAACGGTAGACCGAAGGGGGTGTCTTTGAATGAACTGCTACTTGAAGCACTTGAAGGTGAACACCGAACCTACAAGGTTGACCCGAAGACCAAGAAGAAGAAGTTGGTCAAAACCAAGTACGCCATTCTAGTCGTGAAGCGATTGCTAGACAAAGCTATTTCAGATGGCGACATGAAGGCATTGAAAGAAATCTTTGACCGTGTTGAAGGCAAATCAGTACAGCCAATCAGCGGGCCAGACGGCGGGCCACTTGAACACATGGTCATCGATGCATCGACACAAGAAGCAATTTTGAAGATGCAGTCACGATTCTTGAAGGTGAAGGCTGAAGCCGATTCGAAGTATCACGCAACCCGTGGTCAACCATCTGGCAACCAGACGGCAACCAAACCCAACATGGTAGCCAAGAAGAAAAAAATCATCATCAAGAAGAAATCGAAGAAGTAATACACACCCCCTACATTTTACAATGTGGGGCTTTGTGTATATAATGGGTAGGTATAAGTAACAGGTAATACAAAATATATGTTTGAACAAAACAAGAAGAAAGCGAAGCCATTATCATTCCCCGAATTCGTTGAACGATACTTCGGTGACAAAGCACCAAATATCAAATCAGCTTCGATTGGTTTCAAACCAATGATGTTTGATGAATCAGGTGAAGTGCCTGAATCAATGTTCATGCGTGAAGCAAAGATTGATAGTGTAAAAGAATTAAAGAACATCGAACGTGGCTTCGGTTGTGTAGCCAAAGAAATTGAAGGGCTTGAAGAAGACATTGAAACAATCGAAGACCGACTTGATGCAATGCAAGCCTATCTGAAACTTGAATACGTTGCTGAAGAAGTGACTGGCCCTGATGGGTACACCAAGGTCAACAAGTTCATGCGTAAAGTACCGAAATAGTATGGGGCCGAACACTGAAGAAACCAAAGGGGAATACCACGGCCCATCGAACCGCAAAAGTCGCCGAATGGACATGGCGATGATTCGAAAATCAAAGCGTGGCCCAAATTATACGAAGCCTAAAAAACGCAAGAAATGATTTATTCAACACTACACACAGGGGCGATGGAAATTGTCACTGTAGACCAACTGAACGAAGACCTGAAGCTTGTTGCCGAAGGTGTGGCCGAAGTGACGGGTGAAAAAATGCGGTTTGTACTACGTTTGACACAGACCAAGACGGTCATCGCATATACATCAACATGGGTACACGCTGAAGCCTACAGAATCGGCCTTGAAGGCATCAACCGTTCGTTTGAAGCCGATACATCAGTCGAACCATTACCAGTCGTTAAACGGTCATTTTTGGCCAATGCAAGGCACTGGTTCCACAGCCAGTTCATGCCATAGACATCTATGATTGAAATAATACTAGCCAACTACCTACTTGCCATCGGCCTGTTCGTTTTCACCTTGACGGTGCATCAATGGGCAAGAATTGCCAAGTATGACCGTGTATTTGGTGTTTGGGTAGCACTGAACCACCTATTGCCAGCCATTTACATCTTCACACTATGAGTGCATTCAATTGTCCCCACTGTAACCAAGAAGGTGAAGAAGACTATGACAACGAACAGTTCTTTGAAGACGGGGCTGAAATAGACTACGAATGCGGTGCATGTGAAAAGACGTTCAGGGTGAATGTATCAGTCACCTTCGACTATATAGGCATCTGCATTGACCACGAATGGGGTGAGTACATACCACATTCGGCTAGTGCAACAGAACACAATGAAAAGATGGCAAAACATGCATGGTGTCGGAACTGTGGCGACTGTGGCGACCTTGACCAAATAAAAGAACCAGTATGATTGATTTCAAAGGGCCAGACTTGGTGGGCGACATGGCACGAACTATGGGTGAACGAATCAACCACACCATTGACCGTGAATGTATTGCCTTCTTGAAGCTGAATCACCTGTTCGAAGATGGCGACACCGCTGAACAGGCTGTGGTTCGATTGAAGAAACAGGGAATTGAAATGCACGTTGACTTCGAAGATTCTTCGTACACATTGCGAAACGGTGTATACAAGCACGTCAAGACAATCAAATTCAAGTTGCTGAAGGTGATTCAAACACACGGCTTCATTATCAAAAGTGAAATCGACACAACACCATGATTGATGCAATCCGAAAGAAAGTGCTGACTGAATTCATTGAAGTTCAGATGACCAAAGATGACAAAGGCTTTGCATACAGAATTGATGAAGGGTATGGCGTTGGCTACAGCAAACAGACCTTGTCTGATATCGGTGTCACCAAAGAAGAACTGAAGCCAATCATGATTGCACTACGCAATGAAGGCATGATTGAATTGTTGCCCACCGTTGACTGTGATGGCGTGCCCTGTGGTTCAGGCTACTTCATCACCGAAGTCGGGGTGCAATGGGTCAATGAACACTTTACTGATGAAGAAATTGAAAAAATTATATGACTGACATCAACAGCATCAATGCTACAATTCAAGAACAAGCCCGCATTCGTGAAGGTGTGGCAAAACTACAATCAACCAAGATGGGCATGTCACGGGTCGTGATTCTGCAAGAAGTCTTGGCCGTTATTCGAAACAGTAAGACACCCGAACATGGTCACAACAACAACCAGTCTGAAGAAGGCCGAAGAACTAGTCGCCCAATGCAAACCGACTGAAGGTGGCTGTGGTCAAATCAAGTATCTGATAGGGAAAAGGGAATACTGGCAAGGTAGCATCGCTGAATTCGAACACTTGATTCATCGGCAATGCCCCGTGTGTAAATCAATTGACTAGTTCGGCCAGACGAGATTTCTACAGGATAGAACATACCAGCCCCCTTTCATACGTTGAACAGGGGGCTTTGTGTGGCTTCAATATATGGTGCAAACAAAGGGTTTTTGCACTCCCCTACCCTACCGCTACCCCGTAAAGTGTAGCGGGGGGCTTGAAATAGCGACCCATCACGGTGGGGAATAGGGGACACAATGCGTTATACTGTACAGACCTATGGCCATATTGAAACTGACTGATGAAGAATACAATCTTGCAATGGTGTCACCACCAGTTCGCCGTGAAATCGCACAACAATCGTTCTTTCACTTCTTGTTGTTCTACATGCAAGACCAATTTGAACTTGAACCCGCCACCTTTCACACCCGACTGATTGAAACACTTGAAGCCCCTGACCCATATATTGCGGTGTTGGGTTTTCGTGGTTCAGCCAAATCAACCTTCGTTGAACTGTATGCCCTTTGGGCCATGCTGACTGGCAAAAATGAATTCATCGTGATGATTGGTGCGACCCTTGATGATGCCCGCATGAACTTGGCCAACATTCGTGACACAGTTGAAACCAACCCGATGCTGATGATGGACTTCGGCGTGAACCTTGAATCAAAGAAACAACAGTTCAGTGAAAAGTGGACTGAAGGCCAGCTTACACTTGGCAACTGTACGATACTGGCACGGTCAAAAGGTTCGAAGATTCGTGGGGCGAAATTCAAGAAGGCCCGAATTGACATGATTATTTGCGATGACCTTGAAGACGTGAAAGAAGCTGAAAAGGCTGAAAACAGAAAGAAGACCCGTCAATGGTTCTTCACTGAAGTTCTACCAGCTACCAAGCAAGGTGTGCTGGCTGTTGATGTGAAGGTTGTGATGATTGGCAACTTGGTACATCGTGACTGTCTGTTGAAGTACATGCAAAAGTCATCAATCTGTACCGTTCACGAATTCCCTTTGCTTGACCCTGAAACGGGCGAAATCATGTGGCGTGGTTTGTACCCCGACATGAACGCCATCAATGCAGAAAAGGCAAAGGTGATGATTGCTGGTGAAGGTATGGGGTCTGTGATTTGGGCACGTGAATATCTTTTGGTTGAAGCTGATGAAGAAGACCAACCACTTCGAATGTCTGAAATTCAACGCTACCCACGGGAATGGCTACAAAGGCCGACTGTGCGGGCTGGTATCGGGAATGACTTGGCTATCAGTCAAAAGCAAAAGGCCGATGACACTACCTTCATACCGTTCAAAGAAGTGATTGATGATGATGGCTTGCCGAAGCTGTTGCTGATGCCCCACTGTTTTGGTGGCAAATTGAAGTTCACCAAGACCATCAAGAAGGCTGTTGAAATGGACATGGAAATGCCCGAAGGTTCAAAGCTGTACGGTGAAAAGGTGGCCTACCAAGAATCAGCGTATGAAATGATGGAAAACAACGGCATCATGGTGGTTCGAATGACCCCGACATCAGACAAGTTGACCCGAACCACAACAGCTTGCTACCACGTAATTTCAGGCCGTGTGCTATTCCCGCCCGAAGACATGTGCAATGAACACGTGCTGAAGGTCATTCAACAGCTGGTTGGCTTCGGTCTTGAACCCCGTGATGACTACGCTGATGGTTTCAGTATTGCTGTCATTGGTATGGTTTCGAAGAAGAAAGGTATTTTGTTTGGATAGGCACGTGATACAATATCAACATGAAAACGCCAAATATCATTCAACGGTTCTTGCCGAAGAAAAAAGGGGACATGATAACCAAAGCAACGACCACTGTTGAAAACGACTACG